TGACATCACTGGTCAGCAAAGAAAAGCACAAGCAATCGGCGCTGGAGCTTTTGGTGGTGGTCGTGAGGGTGTATTAGAGGCAGAAGCACAAAGAGGTTTTCAACAACAATTAGGGACTGGTATCGCTGGTCTATTATCATCAGGTTTTCAAACTGCACAACAACAAGCTCAACAGGCTTTTGAAAATCAGAGAAGAGCACAACAACAAGCAGCAGGTTTACAACTTGCAGGTGGTGAATTAGGCACAGGTATTGGTCAGCTCTTTGGAACATTCGGTGTACAAGCACCAACGACACAAGCAAATTTAGCAACACAACTAAGTCAATTAGGTGTTACAGAAACTGCTGCACAACAACAAGCAGCACAACAAGCATTTCAAAATCAAATGGCTCAATTCCAACAGCCATATCAACAATTATCATTTCAAGCTGGTTTACTTGGTGGTGCGGCACCTGCCTTTATGGCACCAGCAGCACCGGGAATGGGCAACCCTCTTTTACAAGGTATAAGTGCATTAGGCGGGTTTGCAAGTTAAGGAGGGTCAATGAGTTCCACAGGATATGACACTCTTAGCGATTTTAAAATCGACCTCACAGTTGATCCTATTCAACCAATAAATTCTATTAGACCACATCAAGGTGGTGGTAAATTCACTATCTCTGATCAGATGGAGACACCAACTCCAGAGATGGAAGCTAATGCTGCTACAAGTATGCAACAAGCTACTCAAGAGGTTGACGTTACATCTTACATGAATGCGATGGCTAATCAGTTTGCAGGTCAATATCTTCCTGTTAGAGATCAAAGAAGAGCTTACGCTGATCAATATTACAAAGCTTTAGGTCTAGGCAGTCGATATAATCCTGCTGATTTTGAAGCTGAGATCAGACAATCTTTAGGTGAGCTACCAAAAAGAAGTGGTTTAGATTCTACTTTAAACTTTGTTATTGATGCTTTGAATGGCAGAACACAGTTTAAA